AATAAATCATAAAATTTAAAATTCTTTTATAACCTCTAGAACTATGTTCAGAGTGCCAATGTGAAAAAAATTTATCTTTTTTCCAATGTTTAAATCTTATTTCTGTTAAATGAAAAGAGTCTACATAAGTTAGTTCAGGATAAAGTTTTATATACTCATTCAATTCATTTTGAAATTTGCCTTTTAAAAAAGAAAAGGTGTTATCTTTTAAATATTCTGAGTCATCCTCTATAAAGACTCCTTCATACCCACCATCTTCAAAAAACTTTTTTTCTGGTTTGTTTTTAAAAAAATTAATAATTTGATCACATTCATCTTTAAGTAAAAAATTATTTTTTACATAAATAAAATTTCTTAACATTTCATTTCTAATTTGAATTGCACACGCAGCCAAAAAAATCTCCACTTCCATCATTCATCATGTGTTGGTTAATAGGATAATCTGCGTAAGTGCTTAATTTTATTCTTAAAATATCACAAAGGTCAAAGCATTTAATTGTATCATTTACTAGAATTATATCTTTTGTCATAGCTTCAGTAACAGGTATTAGATGGTATAATCCATCTGTTAATATTATTAATTCCATGAAATTTATTTTCTTTCTATTATACTAAATCTACAGCCTTTCCTAAAACTGGTTTATATTTAGTTTTACCCTCTGATTTATAGGCCCATAGAAATTGTTTTCTAGGTTGGTCAGTGGTATAGCTACAATGTATCCATCCACTATTTGGTTCACCCGGAGTGTAGAACTCGAGAATCAATTGATCAAATTCTAGGTGTGAATAAATCCAATCAGCCAATTCTGCATTATCAGTTCCCATCACTTCGAAATCCGCCGCCTCAGCTTTTGCATGTTGGCTGTTGAGTGAGCTACCTATCTTTAGGCACAGCTGTTCTGAACGGAATCCGCTAGTCACCTTGACTCTGCCAAAGTGGTCACGTACTGGCTGCAAAATATTTTCACACAATTCTTTTAGTTTTTCTATCTGACCTGAGTTTGGATTATTATTAATGTCCATTCTAATTGCAGTGTCAGACTTAATTAATTCCTGAAGCGTGAAGTTACGACTTAAATTCATTTTATATTATACATCCTTCCATCTTTTTGTGGTTGAAACGTGTGTTTATCTTGTAATAATCTAGCAAAATTAAGCACGTTTTCTTTTATACTATTAGGCACTGATTGTAAAAAAGAATTAGTAGTATATCTTGCTCCTTTTGTAATAGGAGTAACTTGATGTACCCAATAATAATCAGCCGGCCAAATTAGTGCGTCTCCTTTTCCTAACTTTATTTTTTTCTTACCATTAAAAAAACAAAACTCTCCTCCTTCATAATCATCATTTAAATTAAAAGAACATGATCCATATACAAATATCTCATGATCAACATGAGGATGTATCCACGCTCCTTTTTCATATTTCATAAGTCTAAGTCTATGAGAAAATCTCATACTCTGTTTTCTAAGAATAGAAAACATTTTAAACTTTTCGGTATGTTTCATAAAAATATTTATCATGGCTTCTGTTTTATCTGCTACTAATTTTTCTTCGGGAGTGCCATATTCAAGATTTATTACATCATTTGGAGATGTTGTAAGAACACCAGTTACTGCGTGATCACAAAATTCATTTAACTTTTTTCCTTTATTATCTTCGTAGTATTGTATTAAAGAATCACATTCTTTTTTAGATAAAAATTTCTTCTTGTGAAGAATTAATTCGTCAATTTTAAAAGTCATTATTTTAATATAAGTTTTTTAATACTTTATCTCTTTTATTTAATTTTAAGTATCTTATACTTCCATTTATGTGTTGTCTAGTATTGTCTCTGCACGTTAAAAGATTTGATTTAACTCAAGTCACATTATTGAATGTTTTAAATTATCATTTCTCCAAAATATCCATACGATATTGTTATACGAGGTGTAGCCCCAATTGCTCTGTGTCTAACATTTTTTGGAATATGTAGCAAATCTCCTTCGTCAAGTTTATAATATTTTTCTTCCTCTTCAAAAACTTGATATATTACACTTCCTTTTACATTGATTATAAAAACATCTTCCATGTCTTGATGAGCGCCACTTACCTGTGAAACAAAGCACACATAAATATCCATTAAATCTCTATCGTCTTTTGTATATTTAAATATTTTATCTAAAAAATCTTTTATTATTCTAAATTCTTTTGCAACGTGACCTGTGTTTACTATTTTAAATGTACGTTGCAATTCTGTAGCAAAACCCACATCTTTTGTAGAAAATACTTGTAAATCATATTTATTCAAAACTTCACTAATAAAATTAAAATCAAACGTTCTATTAAACTTTGTAAAATCTTTAATAAATGTAACTTTATTATTTTTTATAGATTCAAATTCTTCTTTTTTTATGAGCATCAACTGTTTTTGTAATGTTGTTTTATAAAATTTCTTTGATCTATATCATTTCAAATTAAAATATCCACCCATCATATATCTATCCTTTTTTTCAGGACATGGCATACCTCTATGAGTGTGTGTAAAATATGCAGGCATGATCACTAGCCTTCCTTTTTCAGATTTTATCACACGTTTATCTAAAAATTCTGTTCCACAATCATGAGTGCTTAAATAAATCATAAAATTTAAAATTCTTTTATAACCTCTAGAACTATGTTCAGAGTGCCAATGTGAAAAAAATTTATCTTTT